CGGGGGCAGGGTCGCACCAGCACTGATTTCTTTCAGCGCCGCGTCGATCAACGACGCCTTAACTTGGTCCATCCCCTTTACGCCCGCGACAGCTTCCTTGGCCGCAAGTTCTCCGGTCTTCATCGCGGTCGAGTCCGCACCGAGCCCACGAGACGCATTAAGAATCGCGTCCTGAGATTCGAACCGAGCCTTCAATAAAGAAGGATCGATGGCACCTTGAAGCGCCAGACGATTACGAACTTGATCAACGTCAGCCGCCCCGGCCATCATATTGATCTTCGCGGGGTCAAGCTGACTGAAAACAAATTGACGCTGCTTCTCCAAAGCACGCGCTTGCGTCTCGGCGGCATCCTTCATTGCGGCAGCGGTGATCGCCGCGCCTGCTACTTGTCCAACTGCGCCGAAAATATCACTCATAAAACTTTGCGGAGAACTGTTTCCGAATCCTCAAAGCCCAACCGATAATGGGCTACCTTCACGCGTTCGGGGGTAAGGCCGTGGTAGATCGCGGAATAAAGCAACTTGCAACCAGCCTTGCGGGCTTCCTTAATCGCGACCTTCAGTAAAGGCATCGCGCTTGGGGCGTTGTCCCTTTTATACCAGAAGGTCACGAGCGCGTTCGGGTTTTTGACGAACATGTTCGGAGTAAAGATAGCGCCAAGCACGGCATTTCCCGGACCCTGCTCCCAAGTTCGCGCAACCTTGACTTTCATGAGGCTTTGCCAAGTCGGAAAGAAGTGTCCGGGATCGAAAGTTCCGCCCGGATAGGAGAACTTTCGCTCTACGTCTCGAAAAATCGGGAGCAGCCGTTCCGTAAACTCGTCGGGCGTCAGTTCTTTCACCATTTGTTACGTTAAAACAGTGCCGTTTTTCTTACTCTTTGACTAGGTGCCAAAGTGCCAATTGTGGCGGATACGGGACCGTGGACGAGGCGTCGATTTTGACCCCATCGGTCTCGCCGAAGGTCTCAAAAGCTTCCCGTTGGGCAAGGCCGGAGCCGACCGTGATCGGATTCGCGCCCCCGGAGTCCTTCGTAGCCTGCATGATTATACGCCCGCGTAACGCCTGATTGGACTCGCCAACCACTTGCCAGCCGGGGTTGTGCTCCAGAGCATCGACGAGAGTCTCGAACATCACAGCTTTCACGTCGCCGGGCACCCCCGAGACGGTCCGCCATTGCGCGCGCTCAAACCAAATCAGACACGCGATGTCGGTGTCGTAATATTGCGTGAACGTCACCGGGCTCACCGGACGGTTGACAGTCGGCCCGCTCAGCACGATGCTGAGGTAAGGCTCCCACGCGCTGCCGTCCCAAAAATACCAGCCCACCGCATCTCCGCGCGAGGGGTCCGCTTCGGTCGCGTCCTTCGTGGTGCGTAACCACAGAGGCGGCTCGTCGCTCGTCGGTGCGGTAGCCCCGATATGATACCACGTCTTTTCAGAATCCGTGATGTCGAGTGGGACATAACGTTTGATGGAGTCGTCGAAAACATACCATTTTGTCCCACGCAACCACGGTCCGACGTTTGAAGTCGGCTCGGTATCACCGATGTAAATAAAATTGATCCCGGACGGCGAAACAATTTTCGACCGACGCACGAGGGCCGCGAACATCTGTTGCGGCGTCCCACTAAAAGTCGGAGGGAGCGGCGCGACGGACAGAATTAAGTTTGTGTCTTTCATAAGTCTAAGCAAAGCTGAAGAAAGCCGTAAGCGAACGGCCCGTTAAAACTCCCCAATACGACGACACCATTGTCGTTAGTAATGCCGAGAGAGGAAACCAGAGTCCAACCAGAACCAACGGGTAAATAATCGTTCAAGTCCTCGGGCACCGTTTGGCCCGGAAGCCAGATGCACGCGCGCCCTCCGCTCTCGCCAACAATTACGCCAGCTTCGTTCACGCTGGCCACAGAGCTAGTCGCCTGACCGGGCAACACACCAAGCTGAACTAGGCCACCAGCAAGAGTCCACTTAAAGGCACGAATGTCTAGCAAACCTGCGGAAATATCCCCGCCCCCTACAACCATTCCGGCTTGGTTGTAGTCCGTTAAATCCATCGCACCATCGGTATTAAAAAATCCAATTCCGGCTGAAACTCCCCCGACATGATAGAATACTCGTGCCTTGCTGTTAGAAGGTTCGAGATACTTCCCAATTATCATGCCAGAATCCAATACAAACCGACCTTCACTAAATTTACCAATCCCAGTGCCGACTTCAGGGGGGTGAATATCAGTCGAGATACCCCCCTGCCATTTAAACGCCCGAAACTCATCCGGGTCAGGAAAGTGACTAATCTGATATTGCCCTGTTACCAGTAAGCTTGTGTTAAAACCATTGGACGAATGCGTCCCGGTTAGCGTCGAGGTTTGAGTATTAGGATTGTAAATGAAAGACTCTCCAGAACTTGAATCCCAGTAGAGAAAAAATCCATTCTCGTTAAGCTGAATAGGAACGATCACGATACCGTCTCCTAAGTCACGAATTTCACCGTTGCCCTCATTAAACCAAAGCGTTCGGTAATCGCCTGCGGGATTTTGTTCAGAACCGACAAACACTCCACTGTCCGTAGAGAAGAACAATTGGCCCGCTACTCCACCCAAAGTCTGCCCCCTAATGGTGAACGTCGATAACGCAACAGTGTCAGAAACAGCTACTTGAACTTGCGTAGGGGATACAAACGCGATAATCTCGCGAGCGTCTCCACCTGAAGTAAACTTCAAAAATTTTCCGACATGACTGGCCTCGAAAAAATTCGATCCATCGGTATTGACAAGATCGCTGGCCGACTGAGACGCTTGGACCGCCCCGCTCGAAATAGTCGTTCGGATATCCGAAGTAGCCCGGTCCCGGTAAAACTGAGGACGTTGATCTCCTGACACAACGCGCGTTCCAACAAAGGTGCCCGAAATTTTATTGAGGCGTTCGACATTACCGACCGGGACAACGAGAGTGTCGTCGATAAATTCTTCGCAGCCCCCACCGCCGCCCCCGCCCGGAGGAAGCACCACTGGATCACTCGGAGGGCCTTCGCCATCGGGAGTAATGGGACTAATACGAATCGAGCCGTCGATGTCGTCCGGGATAGGATACGACGGACCCTCGACGCACTCCGCGATCACAGTAAGCACGCCATCCTCGTCCAGATAAATCGTATAGCAGATCGCGCCGGGAAACGAAGGCCAAGACACGATACGCGATCCACCCTCCACGTCGATGACAATGCCGGAAATTTTTCCGAGTTCGTCGAAAGGGTCAAGCACGATCACCGGGCCGCTCGACCCTGTGAAAATGTTCTCGCAGACCGGGGGCGACACGTAGTCGATTTTCGGTCTGCGTAGAAAGAGAACGTCTAATGCACTCATTCGTTGAAGCCTTCGCCAAGGCTCAGGATGCGCGGCTGGCTCGCGAGAAATTCGACTTCTGCCATACGCGTCGCAATTCGCTTCGCGACACGATCCGCCGCCGCCTGAGCAACAATGCTCTCGGCAGTTCCCACGCCAACAAACGACTCCACCGTGTCCGTTTGATTGGCCGTATAATAAGATAGTGCCTTGGCAGTAAGGGCTTCGACAAGCTCCGAAAAGTCAGTGGCTCGGACGGCTGCCCCGTCAAAACGAACCGCATTGTAGGGGGACTCGTCCTTGCAAGAATCAGGATCACCCGAAGTGGACTCCGATTCCTCGGTGCCATACGAGCGAATCCAACGAATCGTAGCCGGGCCGTGGCCGACAATCAAAAGCTGAAACGATTCATCTTTACCGTCCAAATTTTCGGACTCGACCGGACAGGAGGTTTCGCCTTCAGTCGTTTCCTCTCGCACGTCCATAGTTCGAACTTTTCGAGCTTGCGGTTTAAACGCAAAGATTTGCGACGTGGCCGTCACCTGTTGGTCCCAACGCAAACTTCCACGCTCAACAGAAATTTGTTTAGCGAGAATCGGTTTGTAAGCCCCGCGAATGCCGCCTGCATAGAAAATACCGAGGTCCAAAGTTTCTTCGATGCCCGCGAAAGCTACCTCCGCAAAGCCGAACTTTACATCGCCCCCGGGGATTCGCTTTGACTGGGACGAAGCCCCAAACATCCCACGGGTTTCAAGAGCCCACGTAATCGGACATCCATTGTCTAACCGGTCCGGTTGAAACGCTTCCCACAGTCGGTTCTCACCGTCTTCATCCACGCTCACGTGAAAAATTCTTTCAGTGCCCGCGATATCCCCGTAAACCCATTCCACGGGTCGCGTGCCGAGCCAATAACCGGACCACGACGGCGGGGTGTCTTCGTTCAAAGTTTCAACGCTGGCATCGTTAAGAACCCACGTGTGCTTGTTGTAGATGTCTCCCGAGGGGACGCTGTAAAGCAGATAAGGACCGAACGCGCCACACGCCGTCAAACTAAGGTCTTCGTGGAGATTGGACTTCGAGACCATCATCTCGCTATCCCGAATTGGAGCACGGCCCGACTGCTGAGCAGCATGTGCGGCATCGAAAATGATGACGCCTGAAGAACTGATCCACGAGATGCGACCGAAATGCGACACAACGGCGCGCGATGACGGACATCCAACTTGCAAAACTTCTCGCTGAAAGTTGTCAGTGAGCGGCCACTGGTTGCGGTCACGAATATTGGCCTGAAGAATCGTTACCGAGTCCTCCGTGAACGCCATCAACTGCGGAAACTCCAACGACGGAGTCCGTGACAGCGCCGTCACTTCCCGATTAAAGTTGAATCCCGTAGTGCCCCCAAGATACGTTTGCTCTCGGAAACTGAAAGGGTTGCCGATATCCGACGCAAGCACAGTCTTACCGCGCGCAACCCATAACCGATCCCCCACCCACGCCACTGCGCTGCCAGTGGGGGTTTCAAATTCGTTATCGCGAACGTGACCTGAATCCGAGCCGTCATACCACGCCGGAGCAGTGTTATCAGCGCCGTCAAAAATGAAAAGAACCTCACGTGGCGCGATCACGTTGATCGCCGACGTGAGATCACTCGTTCGACGCTCAGCAACTTGCGTGGCCTGCACCCACCACACCTGCTTCGCGTGCGGGAGCATCTGAATATTAGTCAGAAGGCGGAATTCAATAAACGGCCAGTCGGCAACATAAATCGCACCGTCCACCGCGACTACAAACTGCTCGATCCCAACCCGAGGACGAAAAATAGTGGCCCCCTGAAGTTTTCCAGCCGGAAGCGTAACAAGGCACCGGTATCCGGGGCGGCACGACCAGAACCCCCCGACGTTCAGCATGTTGATCGCGTTCCATGAATACCCCTGCGGTAACGAGCCGGGGTCCATAGACGAATTCGACCCGCGAATCCACGTGGAGTCGAAATCAATTAGCGGTTGCGGTTGCTGCGACATACTTAAACAATCTCGTAATCGTCTTTATCAACCAAACTGTCGGCTCCGTCATGGACTTGAATCGGGTTGAACGTAGTGTTCGGCTCCGCGACTGACTGGGCTTCAAGTTCAAGACGCGCCGCATTCGCTTCGTAAGCGATGGCCTCGTTCAGCTTCTCGTCCTTGTAAAACTTGCGCGCACGAACCGCGAGAATGAGCGCCAACGGACTTTTAAGCGGAATATGATCATACCGGCTCGTGAACGTTGGGTTAGTTCTCCGGTAGGCGACGCGCACCCACGAACAAGCTCTGTTTAAACGAATACGTCGATACTGCGGCGTCTTCTCGTCGGGCTCATAGACTCCGAGCAGAACTCCGGTAGTGCTGGAGTTATCGATGGTAGACAACCGGATTGAGCCAACCGTTTCCGCCTTAAAGACACCCGTGATGCGGGCAATCGTCGGAGCGTCAGCGTCAGCCACGGCGACTCCGTAGATTGTGGGCACCCGATACCCGTTTCTCCACACACCGTTTTCCTCGCGCCGCAAAAGATTCCCGTTCACATCGTAACCGAAGACGATCAACTCCTTGCCGTCGTCTTCCGGCGTCTGAAGATAGGCAATCAACTTCGACGGGGACTCAAGATCACGATACGTCGTGTGCCAATTCCCTTGATCCTGCCAAGACCAATCGCACGCATTGCGACAGTCTCCCATGCCGTTCAAATGGAAATTGAAAAACGTTCCGTAACCCAACGTGGGATGCCCGCCAAAGTTCACGGCCAGCACCGTCTCGACTTCGCGCGGAAGTGTGATACACCGACCCCCGCCCGTGGTGCAGATATCGATCCAACCCTTCCATCCCTCAAAATCACCCTTGTTGGAGATCAGAGACACAGCGTCGCCGAGGTAACGAAAAAGAACCCGGTCCTCGCAAGAGCCGATGATCTTTTTCGCTTCGTCGTAGATGTCGTCAACGCGGAACATGTTAGTAGCCTCTTTCTTTCAGCTTTTTTTCCACCAGCGCGTCGAGCGCGGCGTCTGATTCGCGTTTCGGGGCAGACGCTTCTTTATCGCCTTCCGTCGAGACGATTTCGTGAACCTCCAGAGTGCAAGAGTAGCTGTCCTCGCGCTCAGAACTGGCGACCTTTTTGAATCGAATCACCATTGTTCCTTCTTTGGGAAGGTCCAACGGTTCTTTGTGCGAGATATACAACTCCGGGTAATACTCGCGATCCTTTGACGGAGACGAGACACAACAAGGGCCTTCCGGGTGCTTCTGGCCGAGTTTGATATTCAGTTTCATAAATCATTAAGCTAACCGAGAGACAGCGATGTCACAAATCTCGAATTCAGGAGTCGTTCGATCCCAAAACAAACTCAGGTGATCGAAGCTCCCCGCCGACTCGTCGAGCGCGAGACCGGCAGTAGTTCCCGTTGCGTAGTTCGTAATAGATGGAGCCGCAACTTCCATTTGCTCCAAAAAAGTCGTTCGGCTAATGTCCACCAAAGCCGCGCCTGAACTGAGTTTGAAAATATCGAAGGTGTAGTTAGGGCTACCCTTGTTAACGTCCACGAAAAACACTCCACGGTCCGCGCTCGGCACCGCAGCACCGTTTGGCAATCTCCAAGACGTGTTCAAGACAGTTCCATCAGTAATCGTCGTTGCTACTTTCTTAGTTGGAGCAAACATGTTGACGGTTACTTCATAGTTGGTCGCAGAGCGAGTCCACGTCCCGGAATTCGTTCGGATTCCCGCAAAATTAGTCGTAGAAGAATCCCCATAGATATTCGAAGACCCACTACACACCCCCATCACAAACCGAGGCGTGCCCGTAAGAGTCGCACCTGAGTCCCGAATGTGGAACCGAATCCCAAAACGAAGTTGGGTCCAAGACGTGCCAAACGGAATGGGCCGAACAAAAGTTCCGTTAGACACGACGATGCGTTTATCCCCAACTGAGGAAATCGTTCTACTTAAAATCGTAACTGCCATAAAATTTTACCGCGCCACGTAAGCCGCAGTCCACCCCACCCCACCATTTTGCCCATTAAGATTCGCAAGATCAGTGTAGGATTCCATGTCATCCTGCGCTTTGAGCCCCGTATAGTTGACAACGGTCTGATATGCCCCAGTCCAACCCGACGATCCACCGTTTAAACTATCAACATCCGCGCCGTCCGTATACGACTCCATGTCGTCTTCAGCTTGGACGCCCATAAAATTATTTCGAGCCGCATAGGCCCCGGTCCATCGAGCCCCTCCGTTGAGGGCATTCAAAAATACCAAATCAGAATACCCCTCCATGTCATCGCGGGGGATTCCACCGAGGGTCGCGATAAGAAACGGAGCATCGAGTAAGCTAAGTGATCTCATGGCTCGACTGCGTATGCCGCGACAATGTCCGAATCCGCCGAACCGAAACACGTTACCGACAGAACCGCATCCTTATTAGCGGCGAGTGAAACCGGGGCACCGTCGCCCAAAAAAGTCCATCCAGCCGGGAACGTCAAAGTGCGCAACGATCCATCGCCGATAATACGTATAGTAATCGATTTGGGGGCACCCCTGTTCGAAGTAGTAAAAGTGACGTTGCCCGCAAGCGTTAAAGACCGATAGTCGTCCCCGTCAAAATCGATGTTGGTCGTTGCGCTATACGTCAGAACTGAGTGCGAATACGAACCCTCTGGACCCGTAGCACCAGTTGGACCTTTGATGTTCGCCACAACCGAATACACTCCGGCTGCTTTCTGGTAGACATCCCCGGTCACATCTTCGAGATAAAAATCCCCATTGACCCCGAGTCCATTCGAAGGCACACCAGTTCCTTCGCGCCATACTGACCCGTCAGCACCGTTTACTCCATCCGCGCCGTCCGCGCCATCAGCGCCATCAGCACCGGCTGCGCCGGTCGCTCCAGTCGGACCTTTTATGTTGGCAACGACAGAATAAGTCCCCGACGCTTTCTGGTAGACATCTCCGGTCGCATCGTCAAGATAAAAATCACCATTTATCCCGAGCCCATTAGAAGGCACACCAGTTCCTTCTCGCCACACCGTTGCTGTTCCATTCGACCCAGCCGGGCCTTTAATGTTAGCAACTACGGAATACGTGCCTGCGGCTTTTTGATAGACATCGCCTGTTACGTCTTCGAGATAAAAATCCCCATCCACCCCAAGGCCGTTTGACGGAGCCCCCGTTCCTTCACGCCATACTGATCCCGCCGCACCAGTTGCTCCCGTTGCACCGGTCGCACCGGTCGCACCAGCCGGGCCAGTTGCACCTTGCGGACCGGTCGCACCAGTTGCACCAGTCGCACCAGTCGCGCCGGTCGCACCAGCCGGACCAGTTGCACCAGCCGGACCCTGCGGTCCAGTCGCGCCGGTCGCGCCAGTCGGCCCCGCATCCCCCGTGTCCCCCTTCAAATTTTCCAACGGGACAAGTCGAAGACGAAAAACGCCCGGCGAAATTTCGACGGTCGCGACACCATACCCAGTCGGCAAACCGGGGTCCAAAAAAACTGGAATACTACTCGTTCTCACGCGTTATCGATACAAATTGTGTCACCATCGTTTTCCTGAACGATGATTCCGTTGTCGTCCTGCCACAAACAGGAAGCGTCTAATCCCGGGGAAGGCGGATTGGCAACTTCGAGAGCATACCCCGGAGCCAAGGCCGTCTTGTCCCCGCCATCGGGGCGGTCACAAACCGCTTCCGCAGCCACGACAGGAACCGTTATACCCCCATTACGATGCTGCTTGACCGATGAACGGCTCTCGCCGGACGCTGCTGTAATGGCGGGGGTGTTTACCCCGCCGTTACGAGACTGCTTAATCGACGCATGGCTTTCGCCGGACGCTGCCGTGGTTACGGGAGAAAAACCGCCCCGACTCATTCAATCCTAATCGCGGTAATCGTGGTTTTGAGAGCCCGGGCCGCAACCCGATCTGCCGTCGCGCACTTGCCGAACAGCGCAATCGTTTGGTTGGCCCCGTCAGTCGTCACAAACACATCGATCACCAATTGTTTCACGCTGTCTTCAGCGAAATCGTTTACTTCAACCTCAGAACCACTCACGTCCGACGCATTGGACGTGTTCCGAAGTTTCAGGGAAACAGTGTCGGTTATAGCGACGCTCGCCAAGCCAATAAGCCCCACAACCGCAGTCACTTTATAGATGCCTGCCGTGGGGAGAAGAATTTGCGGGGTCGAATTGGTATAATCAACTGCCGCATAAAGAAGCGGGAGATTGAAATCCACACCCACAGTCGCAAAGAAAAATGCATTGTCTTCCGTTAGGGAAGCCCCAGCCGGACCTTGCGGCCCCTGTGGACCTTGAGGGCCTGTCGGTCCCGTAACGCTGACGCCGGGGAACCCGGACGGCACCACGAGCTTGCCCGCCGTAATTGTGCCACTCGCGCCCGTTACTTCCTTGACCAGTGTCAGGAACAACGTTCCCGAAGTATCAGTCGCGTCCACGTGATACCAACCCGAGGTAGCGATGAAGATATAGCTGTTCTCCAAAATCGCCGGATTGTATTGCGTCTGAACAGTAACAGTCGGCGAGCCCAGCGTCGGCTGGGTGAACGACTGAAGCGTAACCGTGTATGCGTTACGACCATTTGTGCCGTCCGCTCCGGTCTCACCTTGCGGACCCGTCAAACCGAGGATACCATCCCGAAAAAGCCGAAGAAAATAGCACGCCAGCCATTCGTCCTCAGCGCGAGGGTTATTCTCCAGTCCGGTTTCCAGATTGCACGGCAGCGTCCACACAACCTCGCCATCCACTTCAGACTTGACGACAACTCCAAAGAACTGCGCCGTAAAATTCTCGATCTGACTTGGGAGCGATTCGCACGCCGCCGTGTTCGTTTCCGACGTGGCGCAGGGATTGCCGCACGTCGCCGTATCTGTATTGCATCCGCAACTCATACCTTTTCCGTCAACTCCTTAATCATTTTTTGAGTCTCGGTTGACTGGCGACGTTCCTGCATTTCCCGAAACAATTCGAGAACCTGCTCGGACACGTCCGGCAGCTTTTCCTGCACTCGACGTTTAAACGCTTCCCCGCCTTCGAGCACTTCAGAGAAAGCTCGTGACACGGCCCGCCCGCCAACTTTGGCGACCCTCATCCCAACCGCCACCCCGGGGTTCGCCATAGAGACAAAGCTCAACGCCACCTTCAGCACGATGAACCCGAAAAAAATCAACAGCAAAGCCCCACCAGTCCAAACAAAATACGGCACCGAAAGCCAACCAGTGCCCTCGATCTTCTTACCTTCGTTCTTGTCGTTCTCCTTAGCGAACTTGGCGAGCATCAAATTATGTTCCGCCGTCAGACGCGCAACTTGCAGCCGCAGCACTTCAACTTCACCACTCCATGGGTTTTTTGGAGGACCGAGACTCAGGCTGACCGACTCGGCCAGCGACGCCGCTTCCCCAGCGGGCTTTTCCGCCGCGCTGCCCTCCAGTGCCGCGATGCGTTCCGCTTCACGAGCTTTTTGCGCGGCCAACAACACCGCCTGCCGCTCAGCTTCCTTTCGCTTCTCTGTCGGCTGCGGAAACTTCTGGACCTTGTCCTGTCCCAATTCCACCCGCTTCGGGATGAACGTGGAGCAGCCCGCGATCAACGTCGCGGCGAGTAAGAGTAGGAGATAACGCTTCACTTCTTCAATTCTTTCTCTTTGATCTTGTTGTCGAGGCGCACGCCCCGCACACGGACGCAAATCCAAACGATAGTGGCGATTGCAATTCCAAGTTGGCCGAGTGAAATCAACGGCGCGATAACCGGTTCAACCGCAGCGCAAATCTTTTGGACCCACGCCACTACCCCATTCGTTGCCACGAGGGCAACCATCGCTTTGTCAGACAGATTCATTTTGAAACTCATTTTAGGGAAGTCGCGCGAGCAGCTTCCGCAGGATTGAATAGGCTGAGTCGCCGAATTGGAAATCGTTTTCATTATCGGCCCCCACCTTCTTACGAGCTAAAATCTTTCGGAGCACCTGATGCTTTCCGTCACCGGGCCGAAAATCATTCTCGTCATCCGCCCCCGTTTTCCACCGCGCGAGAATTTTGCGCAGAGTGACGACTTCATTGTCGCCGGGACGAGAATCATTCTCGTCATCCGCGCCAGTTTTGATACGGGCGAGTAGTTTTTCGAATAGGTCCGTAAGCAAATCGCCGGATCGCCCGTCGTTCTCATGATCAGAGCCGGTTTTCGACTTCGCGAGAATCTCACGAACGATCTCCCAC